ATATCGCGATGATTTTCGGGATACCGCCGTACATGCTCGGGCTGGCGACCGACCGCTCGACCTATGCGAACGTCGAGTCGCGCATGATCGAGTTCGCTGAGTTCTCATTGCTGCCGTGGGCGCGGCGGGCCGAGTCGGCCCTCGACGCCGAGTTTGCCCGCGGCACCTCGATCAAGATCAATCTCGACTCGCTGCGCCGGGCCGATACCGAGACGCGCTATAAGGCGCACAAAATCGGGCTCGACGCGAAATTCCTCACGATCGATGAGGTACGCGAGATGGAAGACCTACCGCCGATGCGTCAGGAGGACTAAGCGATGGGCGCTGAACAGATGACGATCCCGCTCGAGGTGCGGTCGGTCGAGGAGGCGCAGCGGCGGGCGGTCATGCTGGTCTGCCGGTACGGCGAGACGTCGACCCGGACGCCGCGCCCGGAGCGGTTCGCCGCGGGCGCGTTCACTAAGTCGGTGACCGAGCGGGCCGACCGGATCCCGTTTACCGACCGGCACACGGCCGGGACGGGGACGCTCCGCGCCCCGGCGATCGCCCGGCCGGTCGCGTGGGACACCTCAGACGGCGCCGAGCTGCTCGCCGTGCTCAAGTTCTACGACACGCCCGAAGCGTGGGAGGTGTTCACCCGGGCGCGTGACGGCGAGATCAACGCCGGATCGGTCGGGTTTCAGCCCATCGCCGAGCGGACCGTCGAGGGCGTGCGCGAGATCACCGAAGCCGCGTTGCATCACGTCGCGCTGCTGTCGAGGGCCGAGTCGACCCCCGCCTACGACGCGCCCCGCCTCCTTGAGGTCCGCGTCCCGCCCGCCGACGTGGCCGCGCTGCTCGCCGTGACCTACGACCCGGCCCTCGCCGAACGTTGCGTTTCGGCCGCCTATCTGGCAAGAATGGTGCACGACGGCGAGCGCGCCCAGCACTGAACCGCCCGCCCGACCCCGGCCCGCCGCGCCCAGCACTGAACCGGCAGGCCCTCGAGCACGACGGCGACCGCGCCCAGCACTGAACCGGCCGCCCCCGCTGCGCCCAGCACTGAACCAGCGGACCCCGCAATCATGCGAGCGACGCCGGGAGGGCGCGACGTGTCTACGAACGTGTATCTGAAATCCAAGATCGAGGAGCGGACCTCACAGGCCGCGGTGCTCGAGAACCTACAGGCGACCGCCGCCGCCGATAAGCGCGACCTGACCGACGACGAACGCAAGACGTTTGACTCGATTGTCGACCGGCTCGCGTTCCTCGATTCCGAGATCAAACGGCTGACCGACGCCGAGCAAGGCGCCGCTAAGTTCGTGCAGATCTACGGCGCGCATCAAGAGGCCGAGTCGGCCGCCGCCGCGGCCCGTGACCGGGAGCGCGACCAGGCCCCGCCGCGGCCCGAGGAGCGGGCGCAGACCTGGGGTCAGCGGTTCGTCGGGTCGGAACAGTTCAAGGCGTACAGCGGGCACGGGTCGAGCCAGCCTTTCCGCATTGACGGCGGGTTCCTCGAGGAGCGGGACGCGATCACGACCGAAATCGGGACGCCGCCTCAATACTGGTCAGGCCCGAGGGATCCGGCCCTGCGGGTGCCGCTGTTCGATGTGGTCGGCGTCGTGCCTACGACGATGGGCTCGGTCGAGTATTACTACTGGCAGCCCGAAACCGGCATGGCTTCCGAGGTGCCCGAGGACACGCTCAAGCCCGAGGCCCCGATCGAGGGAAAGCTACTCGCCGTCCCGATGGCGACCTACGCATGGTGGAAGGGCATCACCAAGCAGGCCCTCGAGGACGTGCCGATGGTGCGGACGATCGTAGACACGCAGCTACGCCGCGGCGTCATCCGCAAGATCAACGCTGAGGCCGCCGCCGCGCTCGCCGCCGACACGAATATCCCGGCTTACGGGACGCCCGCCGACATCCTGCTCGAGTCGCTGCGCGTCGGGCTCGGCATGGTCGATGAGGCGGGTTACTCCGCTAACGCGGTGCTGCTCAACGCCCGCGACTGGGCCGCGCTCGATATGACGATCCTGCCCGTCACCCGCGACGGCGCGCAGGTCTCGACCATCTTTTGGGGGCTGCGCGCGGTCGCCGTGCCGCAGGTCCCCCGGGGGACCGCGTATGTCGGCGACTTCGCCGAGGGCATGACCTTTTTCGACCGCGAGCGGGTCGAGGTCATGATGACCGACTCGCACTCTGATTTCTTCCTGCGGAACAAACTCGTCCTACTGGCCGAGGCCCGCGGCAAAGTGGTCGTGTCCAACGCCGCGTGCCTGGTCAAGTGCGCGGGCACCGTGCCCCCGGCGAACCTAACCGGGGTCGGCCCGGAAGGCCCCCCAGGCCCGCAAGGCCCCCCCGGACCCGGCGCAGCTCGCGCCCGGACGTAGGGGTGCGCAGTGGCCGACGAGACCACCACTAGCAGCGAGCGCATCACCTGCTACATTCACGCTGCAAAGTGGATGGATGATTACGGGATCTCGGATGACAAGCCAGCGGTGCTCTGGGTTGTGTGCGTCTACTTCCTGGTGAATATGGCGACGGGCAGGACCGTCCGGTGCTACCGGCACACCGAGTTCGTTCCGCCCAAGAATGATTTCGCTTTCAGCCCTGGCACGTGGGGATACCGAGGCCCATTCGAGCTAGCGGGGTCCGTCCGGCTCGCAATCGGCGAGCAGATCAAGCGCTACTACGAGACCGTTTACCCCGACATGGTTTTCGTCTGGTACCCGTGATGAGCGGCCCGCCGACTCTCGATGAGGTCCGGCAGTGGATCGGCATCTCAGACTTTGAGCTGCCCGACGATCAGCTCGGCGACATCCTCGCCGCCGAGACGGCGGTACAGGCGAGCGACTGCGCGATCCCGGATCCGTATCCGGCCGAGCTGAAAATGGCGATGTTGCGGCGGTGCGCTCGCGCCGCCGCGGCCCGCCCGCTGCCGCTCGGGTCGCTGCCCGTGCCCGACAGCGGGATGGGCGCCCCCTACGGCGCGGCGGCGATCCCCCGGCTCGACGTCGAGATCGAGCGTTACGAACACGATCACCGCGTGCTCGGGATCGCCTGATGGCCGGGTTTAGGGTGACCGACCCGCAGGCCCCGATGCGTGAGGTCGACCCCGGCGTCGGCGAGATCGCCGAGCGGTTCAAGGGCGACGTCGCCGGTTATACGCCCGTGCTGACCGGCGCCCTGCGGGCGGGCTGGCGGGTGGCCCGCGTCGGCGACGGGCACTATTCGGTCTCGAACGGGGTCCGGTACGCCCGTTACGTCGAGTACGGCACGAGCAAGATGAGGCCCCGGGCCATGCTCGGCCGCGCGCTGGCGGGTGCGTGATGCGCGGCCTATGGCGGGCGATCGTGCGCCGTTACCGCGCCTACGCCGAGTGGTTCGACGGGCTGCCGCCCGAGGTTCAAGCCGAGATCATCCGCAACCAGAAAACGCTGTCGTGAGCGGCCCCGTGGTCGAGCTGCCCCCCGGCGCGGATCCCGTGCTGTCCTACCCGGCGCCCGACGTCGAGGCCCTCGCCTATGAGGCGATCAAGCCGCTCGGCGGCGTCATCACGTGGGCCTACACCGCGAGCCGGGGCGACCCGCCCGGCTGGCTGACAACGGTCAGCATCCAAGTCGATATCAGGGCGCATAACCGCGCGTCGGCGTCGGCGAGGGCCGACGCTGCGCGGCGCGTCATCTGCGCGTTGCCGTGGGCTCAATGGCACGGCGGCGTCATTAACCGCGTCGACGTCATCGAGGGACCATTCTGGTTCCCCGATCAGGGCGCCCCGCGGTACGTCGCCCGGTACGCGATCACGGCCCACCCGGCCCGCGTCCGGCAGTGAAACCAGGAGGTAACCCCGCATGACGACCCCCGCCGCGCCCGCGCTCGACCCGACCGAAGTTCAAGTCGGGACGGCGAACGGCCCCGGAATCTGGATAGCTGAGGCGGGCACCGACCCGCCCGACGCGACCTCGGATGATTTCGCCGACGAATCGGATTGGCACCTACTCGGGTACCTCAGTGAGGACGGCCCGACGATCGGCGTGTCGACCGATAGCGAAGACCTCACGCCGTGGCAGTCCCGCGTCCCGATCCGGTCGGTTATCACCGGACGGCAGC